GGTGAAGGCAGGTTTGTTGGTGTGCCTTCTGTGTTTTTACGAGTATTCGGCTGTAACTTCGAATGTGCTGGATTTGGACAGCCAAGAGGGGACCTTATTCCGGTCACCGAAATGCCCTACTATACAGACCCTAAAGCGGACAAAGAACATCCACAAGCATACAAAAGCATTGAGGACTTACCAGTAACATTACTGGGTTGTGATTCAAGTGCTAGTTGGAGTAAGAAGTATAAACATTTACAGATGACTAAATCTGTTGACGAGGTGTTTGATCACATCACCAGTTTACTTCCCAACGGCACTTTCACCGGCCAACACGGTGAAGACATACACTTGGTGATCACAGGTGGTGAACCGCTACTAGGGTGGCAACGTGTTTGGCCGAGCCTTTTGGAAATGTGTATTCGTAAAGGACTAAAAAATGTTACATTTGAAACAAATGGTACACAAGAAGTCAAACAGGAACTTATAGATTATTTTAATGAAGCACCAATACATGTAACATGGAGTACATCTCCTAAACTCAGCATCAGCGGAGAGGATAGAGATGAAGCACTGAATCCTGATGCATTGTTGTCTATGAATGAAGTTATTAACAGTTTTTTATACACAAAATTTGTTGTGAGAGATGAGTTTTGTTTTCATGAAGTTGATCACTTTGTGGAAAAATACAAACTGAATGGTGTTATATTAGACAGTGTGTATTGTATGCCTGAGGGTGCTACAATGGAGCAACAAACACTAACAGAAAGAGATGTTGCTGAACTATGTATGAAAACAGGATATAAATTTAGTCCTAGACTACATATTACTTTATTTGGTAATGCATGGGGTACATGATGGGTAAATTGACAAAAAACTTTTTTATATTATTTGTTGTTATTGTGACTATAATTCTTATGGTCGGTCTCAATGCACAAGATACTGTAATAGAAAAAAGTTTTCACGGACATGATGTTGAAGTTAAACCCAGTGACGAACCAAACAGAATTGACAGAACCAGAATTAGACAAAGTGCTATTAGAGGATTTAAATCTGCAGGAAATGACAATAGCATAATTGTAATAACCAGAGAGAAAGGTAAGAACAAACAATATAAACTTTCCCTTATGGGTTGTTGGGAAATAGATTGGAGTCAAACATTGGTTTTTGACTCTTTTAACAGCATGTATGTTCAAGAAGGTGATTCTATTTACTATGCAGGAACGTTTGATGTTCTACCTAGAAAAGAATTTGGATTCTGCAGAATCACAAACATCGCAGAAATTATAGATGAGCAAAATTAATGTATACCTGTAGTGAGTGTGAAAAAATGTTAAACCCTTTTGATATAAGGTACCACACAGCAGACATGGTACATTTATTCTGTGATGCTTATTGCAGTTTCGAATGGCATGTAAAGAATAATATGATTGGAGAAAAGAATGGCGAAGAAAAATAAACTAATACCTTTTAGTATGTTGCCTGCCAGTTGGGGTCTTAAAGGTAAAGCAAGACAGAGAGCAGAAGCAGAATATAACTTATCTGGTATCGATCTTAAAAAAGAACTAGCAAAAATTGAGTGCGACACAGAACAAGAAAAGCAACTAGCAGAACTGAGAGTAGAACGAGAAGAAAAGATTATCTCAGAAAGTGATTATAGCAAACAAGTTGCATTTATCAAAAAAGAGCCTTGGGTTGAAGTAAAACATATGGAAGTTAATCCTGAAGACCCAAAAGCAGGATATATGGAACTAGACTGGAACGATGAATTTGTAATGATGTTACAGAGCAAAGGCTACAAAGGCGAAAGCGATGAATCTGTAGTAAACAAATGGTTTAATGATGTTTGTAGAACAGTTTTGATTGCAGAATTAGAAGATCAGGATTACGGTCTAGAAAACATGCAATCAGACGTGATCACAGTAACAAATGCCAAAGAGCAAAAAAATGGAAAAAACAACCGCAAAAAATAAACTAGCAATACTGGTAAACAATCATATTGCACCTCAAATACAAGCATTTGTTAAGGATCTCACTGATGATGAGCTTGTAGAACTGCTTAAAAGTTTTAAGACCATGAATATTGATCTCATAAAAGACTTGACAAATGAGGCAAAAACCCGTAAAATACAAAGTAATAGTTGGACAGGAGATCCTAGTCCTTTTGATGAACTTATGGAAAACGGTATAGCAGACAAATGAATTACTTACTTGTAGACAGTCTAAATATGTTTATGCGAGCCAAGCATGTTGGTGGCAGAGGTCAAGATATCAATATGAAAATTGGTATGGCTATGCATATTATGTTTAATAGTATCAATAAATGCTGGCGTGAATTTGACGGCAATCATGTGGTGCTATGTCTTGAAGGTAGAAGTTGGCGTAAAGATTTTTATGCACCTTACAAAGCCAATCGTAAGGTATTAGCAGATCAAAGAAGTGTAAGAGAACAAGAAGAAGATGAAATGTACTTTGAAGCATATGATGATATGGTAAAGTACTTCACAGAAAAAACAAATTGCAGTGTAATCAGATGCGAACAAGGTGAAGCAGACGATATGATTGCAACTTGGATTCAAACTCATCCAGACGATAATCACTATATTATCAGCACTGATTCAGACTTTTATCAGTTGTTAGCACCCAATGTAAAGCAATACAACGGCACTACAGATCAAATTGTTAGTCTAGAAGGTTTTAAAACCTTAGACGGTAATCCTGTTGTAGATAAGAAAACAGGCAAAGAAAAAACTCCTATTGATCCTGATTTTGTTTTGTTTGAAAAGTGTGTGCGAGGTGATCCTACAGACAATATTTTTAGTGCATATCCTGGTGCTAGACTAAAAGGCAGTTCAAATAAAACAGGTATCACAGAAGCATTTCAAGACAAAGAAAATGGTGGTTACGCATTTAATAACTTTATGTTACAAAGATGGGTAGATCACGAAGAACAAGAACATAGAGTTAGAGACGACTTTGAAAGAAACAGAATTCTTATTGACCTTACTGCTCAACCAGATGAAATTAAAGAGTTATGTAAGCAAAGAATCAATGAACAGAAAAAATTAGATGTTATTCCGCAAGTAGGTATACATTTTATGAAGTTCTGTGCAAAATGGAACCTGCAACGTATGAGCGAGAATGCACAAACTTATGCGGCTATGCTGAATGGTAGAGCAGGATGAAAAAACTAAACAAAGAAATAGATGCTATGATAGATGAAATAAAAAATCCCACTTCAAAGAAAGTGTACATTTATGAATCTCCAGACAAAGGCAAAACAGTTTATCGCAGAGAGTTTGGCACTAGTGAAAAAGAACTGGTTAGTAAAAAAATAAATGATAAATGTTAAACATATGATAACATCTGGTTGTAGTTTTAGTGATCCTATTAACCAAGGAAATTGGAGTGTTGTTTTAGGAAATAAATTAAACACTTCTTGTGATCATACTGCACTCAGTAGCATAGGCAATGGACTAATTGCTCGTAAAACAGTTTATGCTGTGCATAAAGCATTAAAGTCTGGATTAGACCCTAAGGATATTCTTGTAGGTATAATGTGGAGTGGTCCTGATAGGCATGACATATATTTTCAAAATCCAAACCCAGTTAGACAAACTTCTACTGATCTTTGGAGAGAAAACCCTACCAGTTTTGTAGAAAACGATAAAGGTGGATGGTTAATAATGAATCCGTGGTGGGAAGAAGCCCGTGGTAAAATTTTTTATAGGAATTTACATGATCCTATTAATCAAAGAATACTCACATATGAAAATATTTTGTGGGTACAAAATTATTTAAAGAACTTAGGAATCAGATATTTTATGACCAAATATATGATGGATAATAGATTTGATAACACTGAGTATGATAAAAACCCAAATATTAGTTGGTTAAAAGAGCAAGTAGACTATTCTAACTGGTTACCAGTTAATGATATGTATGATTGGATGATGCAACACTGGACTGTTGATGATTTTCCTGTTTTTATTTTAAAAGATAAAAATGGAAATGATTACGAGTGGCAAGATCATCATCCACTGCCACATATGAGTAGTAAATTTGTAGACGATATAATTTTGCCGTTTTTAGAAAAAATGGCTAATGGAGAAAAAAATGATTAAATTTAAAGAGCAGGTGAGACTACAGAAGATCAGTGATGATGCTTGGATTGTAAATGACGACACTAAACGTGTTGGTATTTTACACAAAACTATCCAAGACAAATACACCTACTTAGATAAAACAGAAACTATCTTATTCGAAAATGATTTGGAAGTCAAAGATTTTTTTAAAAACCAATTTGTGTTTGATCATGAAACTGTTTTAGATGTAACAACACCAGCAACCTTTTATATCAAAGGCTACCCTGTTGATTATCCAAATCCTATTCCTGTTGATCCAGAGCACAAAGATTACTTGGATCATATTCCTCTGTTTGCAAAAACAGAAAACAGTGATGTGTATTATGCCGCAGGTTGGTATGCTATTAATTTTGAGAAAGGTTGGAAACATGGTAACTGTCCTAAGTTAAACACATTGGTTACTTATGGATATGAAGGTCCATTTAAAACCAAGTTGGAACTGAAACAAAGACTTAAAGTATTAAACAAGTTGAAAAGACAGGCTACTAGAAAATGAGCAACGATTTATCTAACTTAGATAAATTTATAATGAGAGTACAAAAACTCAGAGAATCTAAAATTAAAGAAGCAACATTTGATGTGGCTTTTTTAGGTAAAGTTATAGATGAGATTTCTGTACCAAAAAAGAAAGATAGCAATCAGGTAACATTTACTGGTGGGACTTTTAAAGAAAACAATAGATAAAATAACTGGTTCTACTCCACAAACAAATGGGTTTGGGATTTGGCGAGAAGGATGCGGTTATAACGTTAATTGTAAATATGAGGTTGTTTATCAACAAGGCACATACACAGGATCGGACGATCAGTGGAGAGAAATAGGTATACCTCACCATATTATTGACATGATAAATAAAGAGTGCCCAAGTAAGTTTGGGTGGCGATTTGATGTAAAGAATGATACAAAATACGCAATTATATCATTCGATGACCGAGACTATGCGTTTTGGTTTAATTTAAAACACACAAAAGGACAAAAATGAAAGTAGAAATTTACAGCAAAGACAACTGCCCATTTTGCGATATGGCAGTAGCATTATCAGAAAGAGAAGGACACGATTTAACTGTTAAAAAACTAGACGTGGACTTCGATAGACAAGCACTAATGGAGACATTTCCGGGTGCTAGAACATTCCCACAAATCATTGTAGACGGCGAAAAAATAGGCGGCTGGCAAGAATTTCAAGCATTAGTTAAAAATAATTAAAACAAGTTTTAACTGCTTTTTTTGATAAATAAGTGTATAGGAGATATACACTTATGAGTAGACCAAAACCTAAAATTCTGCTTGAAGCAGTACACAAAGACACATATAAGGCAGAGCAAATATTAGAGGCGGAGGCTATCTATTCTGTATTCTACAAAGGAAAGCCAATTAATCTTAGAACACTGAATAAGTTGGTATCATATCCTGGTCCTAAATACAAAAAAGTTTCTTTTTCAAACAGTGGACATGCCTTTAACTTATCTGAAAAATTAAATAAAACTTTTAACACTTTGGATTTCACAGTTGTAAGACTTACCCAAGGAGAAGTCGTAAATGAAGAAGATATCACTGGTTCCGATAGTTAACAGTTTTAAAAACGCAGACACAATCACATTTAAAAATAACGAAAAGTTATTCATTCTCAAAGATGTTTTTGATCTAGAAACATTAAAATCTTTTCATCAATTACGACACAGTAAACAAGGTACAACCGTGCCTTTACAAGAAAACAATGCAAGAATAAGTTGGGATATTGATCCTCTTCAAAATGAATGTTTTGATACAGATGACTTTTCATTTTTTGTAGAATTTTTAAACACTGTTCAAAACAGAAACCATTATCAGTTTTGTACCGCAAGTGTTTGGGAAGATTCAGAAGGATATCAAATAGGAACTCACGTGGACAACAGCACTTTTGTGAGTGCTATGCAGATTTACTTGCCCGTATTTGATGAGAACATGGAGCCAAAAGACAGCGAACAACTGTATCATACTGGCACAAAGTTTTATCAAAATGAAGAACTAGTATGCCAAGTACCATTTGTTCCTAACACAGGTTATTTTCTAACCAATAGTCAAACTGTGTTTCACAGTAGTGGTGATGCTGTAAGTGCTGACAATGTTCGTAGAAGTTTATATATGATATTCAAATGAAGGACACATTACAATTTAAAATAGCAAGCAAGATGCAACAAAAGTATGATACATTGCGAAAATACAAAACCAAAGATGTGTGCTTTATGTTGTTTAAAAACTTTCAGATATCACAAACCACAGCAACAGGTTTACGATTGACAAAACTGGGTAACAGTTTGTTAAAAACAGAATATGATCATTACAAATTTCCCACAGAAGAAGGACTTCATAAAAATTTGTTATTAACACTGCACTCAAATATGAAGTGGCCCTACTTTTTAGAAAAGAAACAACTGATAGTTTACAGTGAAGATGATGCACTGTGGCTTAAAATGTTTGGCAGTGTGGAAAAATTTGCTAAAGGATTGGAGTAAGTTTTTCAATTAAATGATTGGCTATGTTTGCCAATGTTTTACTGCCAAAATGTCCATTGTCTCTTGCCAGATCAACTTCTACACTTCTACATCTAAAAGGAATATCACCACTCCATTGTCCTGTGGGTGCTAGATATTTTATAATAAAATAATATAATACATCATCATTAAACATTTCATACAGTTTAACACCGTGTGCTTTACATAAAGCAGAAACCAATTGTTGCTGTATAGCAAAATCTATAAACAATGTGTCTCCACCTCTTACTATCATGTGTTCGTGTGCGTTGAATACAGAATTAATATTAGGTTTATCGTTTGGGATTGTAGCCTGTGGTTGCCATATTGCTACTTCAGTTCCATCTAGATTTTGATCCGGGTGATCTGAATTATATTCATTCAGTAGACGCTCACAGAGCTCATTGTACTCACTTTGTGCGCCAGTTGGTAGTGTATCCTTGCAAGGAAAATTGTTGTCTTGTATAATTGATTCTGTAACTGCCAATATTTTTCTATGTAAGTATCCCCAATTCACCACTAACACATCAGGTATGTATCCTTCTCTAAAGAATTGACTGATCATTAATGCTATGGCATCGTTGCCTATGCCGCCGGCGCCAATATTCCAGTTCACAGCATCAAAATGTTTAGCCAACAAGTGTGGATAAGTGTGTTCATCCTTTACTCCTATACCAAATGTATAACTGTCTCCAGCACACATGATTTTTGTTTTGACGGAATGTTTTGTACTTTCAAAGTCATCTGCTCTAAAGCAGTGTTTATTCACTGTGTAGAACATGCCATCATCATAATCTCTGTTACCATTCTGTTTCCAGTTTTCTTTGGAGTCGGATGGACACCACTGAAAATGATATCCGCCATCAGGAAGTGATTCAACTCTGCCATTATGTCCATGGGGAGAATGCACCCAATCAGGCTCACTCATATATGGTAATCCCGATCCTTTGTGTATTGGATTTAGAGATGAAATATGAATACTGGAAGGCATTTAACTGATAAACTTTAGCCAACTAGGATGTTTCATCCTGCTGTCCATGATCCTTTTGTTTTTGGTTAATTCATAATAAGTTGGTTGATGCGGTTGTGATTTGGGCATAGGAGATAATGCATCACCTTTGGAAGTATTACAAGGCCCACAGGATGTTACTACATTTTCAAATGTGGTTCTGCCGCCTTTGCTAACCGGCAACACATGATCCATGGTGGCAGTTTTTGTGTCCAACAACACACCACAGTATTGGCATTCAAAATTATCTCTCAACATCACGTTGTATTTGGTAAATCTAACCTTGCTGTTCTTTTTGACATATCTTTTGATCATGATAACTGCTGGTACTTTGGTTTCCCAACTTGGGCTACTGACCATCCAATCATCATACCATTCTAGTACATGAACTTTTTCTAATATTAGATATTTTATAGATTCTTGCCAACTTATAGTACTAAGTGGTAATAAACTGTAAGGCTGTCCGTCTGCATTTAATACGAGTGTATCACTCATTGATTTACGAGCTCCGTGTGGTAATTTAACAATATTTATGGTGTTTTTGCCCAAAAACCGTGATTTTTTAGGTAATTTACCAGAAAAAATGGTTGACTTTGCCCATGGATCTTGCTATACTATGCAATAGTTTGTTAATAAATATTATTACTTTATAGGAGTAGCAAATGAAAACTAAACTTTTAATCGGAATTGCATCTTTGTTGGTGGCATTTGATGCTAATGCTGGTTCTAACACATTGTTAGTAACTGATGTAAATCCAGTATTTAAAACAGTAACACGATACCAAGATGTTCCTTATACAGAAACTGTGTGTTACACCATGCGACGAAATTCAAGGGGTGCGTTGGAAAAAGTTATTGATAACGGCTTTGGATCTACTGGTGGATTAGTTGGTGCAGGTGTGGGCGTTGCTATTGCTGATAAACTTGATGGTAATGATGCCGCCAAAGTAGTTGCTGGTTTAATTGGTAATAAGATTGGTAATGATATTGCTGAAAAGAACAGCAAAGAACGAACCTGTGAAGAAGTAACTCAATATCGAAGAGAACGTTATAACGAACAACTAATTGATGGTTATAATATTACTGGTAATGTTGGAGATTCAAACGGTCCAATAGCAACTGTTAAACGATCTTTCCAACCGCAAATCGGTGATGTTATCCAGGTAAACATGCAAATTTGGTAAAAAAATACCAAAAAAAGTGGTAAAAAAGGTTGACTTGGTCAACCTTTTTTGCTATACTATGTATATAAATTAAGAAGTAGGAGTAATTTATGTTCGTAATAGTAAATAAACACAATGACAGTATGCACAGAGAGCCTAGCAGAAAGCAATGGCAAACTATGTATTACAATTCAGAAGCCGCCGCTAAAGCAGGTATCACTCGTACTATCAAGTACTATGAAAAAGCAAAAGCAGAAGTTGCCAAAGTTGTAGCAGAAGGCAAGCCTGATTATCATGCTCGTATGTATAATGCATACAGACTTGCAACAGACCCTGTATTGGGCAGAACTCATGAAGCAGACAAAAATAACTACAGAGTTATGCATGCTGATGAGTATGCTTTGATTGAGCCTATCATCACTACCACTAGAAACTGTCCTGGTACTGGTAAGCCAATCACTTACACTCGTTCAATCAACGAGCCTAGTTATTTAAATCCTCAATCAGAATCTTATTGGAGTGCCTAATATGTTTTTCAATGATTTTGTAATTAAAAAAGTAATTCGTGACCCGGGCTTCCAAAGTGGAAGCCTGCAGGGTTACATCAATGAGAACTATTTTAACCTTGTTGAAGTGTTTGGTGAACCCACACACGGCGAGAGTGGTGACAGCAAAGTGTTCACTGAATGGGACTTGTCCTTTGTTGTACAAGAAGAAGGTGAAGCAGACACTGAGACTGTGTATGCTACCATTTATGATTGGAAAGAAGCAGGTCCAATGACTGCTCGTGAAGCAACCAAGTATAACTGGCACATTGGTGGCAAGTCTAAGAAGTCTGTTGAAGTTGTTGAACGAGCAATCGCAGATCATTTTGGGAGGACTGCATAATGGATCCTATGAAAGAACTTGAAAAATTGACCATTCGCAAGACGTTGTCTAGGCGAGAGCAGGTGTTGTTAGATCCACTGAGTGCAAGTAAGCCACTCAGTCAAGAACAAGTCACGTTGTTAGCAGAACAATCTATTCGAGATGGTGAGCAACGATACACTGAAGCAGATATTCGTGCTTTGGTTGGTGCTCCGGATGCTGATGACAGCCAGTTTGATAAAGAAGGCTTTTGTGTATTTTGCGGAGACCATGAGAGCAAAGGCTATCATTACAAGTGTTGGAGGTAATATGAATCCATGGGAAATAATCAAAGAGTTAGAAAGCAATAACAGTAGACTGTTCAAAGAAGACACTGTGGCTTTTCATTTGGATAACCAAGAGTTTCTATCTGGTGTAGAATATGCACTTGATCCGCTTGTGACATTTGGTGTAAAAGAAGTACCAGTAAAGAAAGATCCTACTGGTGAAGGCATGCCTTGGATTGATTTTGAAGTATTGTTGAACAATCTTATTGATCGCACATTAACTGGACATGCGGCTCGCGATGCTATTCTTGTTGCTATGGCTAAAAGCACACAAAGTCAATGGAATGATTGGTACAGACGTATACTGATCAAAGACTTGCGTTGTGGTGTCAGTGAAAAGACTGTGAATGGCGTAGCAAAAAAATTGGGTTTTGATCCTGTTGTACCTGTATTTGGTTGTATGTTGGCACATGATGGTGCTAAACATCCTAAGAAGATCACAGGCGAATGCGTTATAGAATACAAGTATGATGGCGTTAGAGTTATTGCTATTGTGCAAAACGGTAGTGCAACCTTATATAGC